GTTTTGCTTATGTTTCAGATAGACTTCTGAACCGCCCCCCCATGGAAGATTTTATTCTCCTCCTCTGGCCATCCATCCAAACCTATTTTCGGTTTTGGCTTGAACCCCATATCATCAAGGGTTTTGATGTAATGGCATTCCTTACAGAGCATTTGGAGATTGGTCGGATCGTTACAGCCGCCCTTTGACAAGGGCATGATGTGATCCAACTCCTCTCCAAGCCTGACTATTCCCTTGGCTTGGCAATGCGTACATAGCGGAGATTCCATCATTCTCAAATGACGAACCTTCTGAAGCCGCCAACCGCTTATGCGTTTAGAGATGATAAAACCTCCGCAAAGATAGTGGTCAACTTATGCGTATGCGCTCTTGACGACTGCATTCTAGATCACTTCTAGATAACTTTGCAACTGTTTTCTACCACCAGTTACATAATTTTTTAATGTGTGAACATTGATATTTAATATTTTGCATACTTTAGTTGGCGATGTGTTCTCTACATAGAACCATTTGATTGCAATCCTATTGACATTGGATAGGTCACGCATTGTCCTCTCTAATAGTTCGGCATCAGGCAAATCCAGAGCAAAGCTGTTCGGATTGCCGTTCCATACTTCTGTAGGGCGATACCATCGGAACATTGGATGCACTGAGCCGTAGCCCCGCCTCGGGCGAACATAGATTGACCAATTCTTGAGTCGGGCATCTATCTTCTGCTCCCCTTCTTGCAGGGCAAAGAAGTCAACATAATCCATCTTTAGCCTATTGTTTCCAATGGTTGGCAAATGCTTTCAGCGGATAGAACACCAAAGAGTTCCTGTATCCACCTTCAACTATTGGATGGATGGGGGTAACTCCATGGACATTACGCCATGCAGGATACACCAACATTGAATTGTCCCTGCTGTCAACAGTTGCCCCATAGTCAGGCACAGTCGTATTGCCACCTCTCGCGTTCTTCTTCTTGGCAATAATAACATTGACGCATCCTTCAAGGTTAGCGGCATCTCTATGGAAAGGTGCAGAGATATTGAAGTTGCTGATACTGGATGTGAACAATTCTCCGAAGCGGAATTCAGGCGGGACTTGCTCTGTGATGATTCTTTTTTGCGTTTCATAAAGCTCTGGAGCAATCTCTAGCATCAGCTTCTCTGATTCTTTGCATAGCAGGAGCATGGCCTTGACAAATGTCTGCGCTGACTTAACCTGATGTACGCTAGAGATCGCAGGATACACCCTCTTCATATGTGGCTTGGGTGCTATTGATCCAAGGATTGTGCTGTATTGCCGGATGATATGATACTTATTCTTGCCATTCTCATCCTGACCCATTGGCTTCTTCCTGTCCATGAAAGACTTTGGCACTCTGTCAGAAAGGAACTCAGCATTGGCAACATCAGCAAGCTGTTTGACTCGCCCTGTCATCTCCTTGATATAGAAGCCAACAATCTTATCGTCTGACAAGAATATTGTGTCCTCTGTGACATTTGGCTCAATATCACCGCATACATCTCCAATCTTTATGCTGTGCTTGAGTTGCTTGAGTTCTACATAGTTCATAGCTGTTCTTTCACAACATTCTTGGCCATTTGAATCTCTGTGTATTTGGATTTTCTATTCTCATTGATAGAAAAAATGTCAGGATATAACTTGCACAGCATGAGTGATGCTTGCCTTTCAAGGCTCGCTCTATCTGCGATTTCCTGCATTCCACCTTTATTGGTGTAATTGTTTGTCAGGCAAGATATGAAATTGAAACGCGCAATATTCCCCATGTGTTTATAGAACTTGACGCTTCTTTCATAATCTGTCTTTGTTTTAAGTTGGCAAAGAACACGATGGTCTTTTGTTGATTTGAATCCAAAAAGATTAGCAACGATGTATGTCGCTCCAATATCTATAGTCTTACTCATAAAAAATTTGTTTGAGCTTGGATAGACACCGAAAGAATTGATTTGTTTATTGTTGCAATAATTTATTATGAACCCAAAGAGCTTCTTCAAATCCTTTGTCATCAAAGACTGTATATGCTTGATGTCATCCTCAATGACAATTACAAACACTCCTACATCAAAATAATTTTGGATGTAATTAAATTTATCAGTTGCATTATCTGTCTCGCATAAAACAAGGTTGTACTCTGGACAAATTTGCTTGTACAGAGTCATATCTTGCTCATCGCTTATGAATAAATAAATATCTTTCTTATCAAAATCAGATAGCAAACTCAAAGTAAGTTTGGTTATTGAATCTGACCTCCGATGGGTTGGTATTGCAATCTTCATATCAAATCCGTCATGTTGTTAACAACAGAAATGTATTTGCTGTTGTATTTGCAAACCCGCAATCCTTCTGCGATGGCATACTTGATTACATCTTGGCCATACTTATCTGAAATTATTTTTGCCTGTGAATAACTTTGTTCGTATGCAAGCAGACTGAAATAAGCCTTTCCTGCATCCGTCAGATAGCTTCCAAAAATGCCTTTGTAGTTCGGATCGATGCTGTAAATCTTGCCATCTTTCACAAGAATGTTAGTTGTTGAAAGATCGCCATGAAAGAAAGATGGCTCATGTTCATCTAGTCCATCAATGATGGTCTTCACTTTGGCTGTCGCGTATCTAATTCTTGGCAAATTTCGCTTGTAGCTGTCAAAAGAATAATTTTTGATTGATTTATTCTTGTACGACTCAATCAAATCAATAATTTCATGCGCTGTCGGCTTCCTGTGTTCTTTTACTCTATCAAGAATGATCATCTCATCGTTGCAGAATAATATTCTCGGTGTCTGTACGATGCTATCTGCCGCCTTATACCAAGCGTATTCCAATTCTGCATTCACAGTTTTCTTGATTACTGTGCTGTCTGTGAAGATTAGCTTATTTTTAGTGAATGGACTCAAGAGGCTTGAAAAATCAGCGTCTTGGCTGACAGTCATGTCATCAATGTAAATCGCGCCATATTCTTTGTTGAAAGAAATGCAATCATGCGGCACATTGTGCAAATTTAGCCAAGTTTTGATATCTTTATGATATTTTTCAATCTTCTGGCTCTCTGACAAGCCGAATCTTGAGCCACGCGCTGTAACGACTTTGATTATTGGATTGATTGTGCTTTTCAAATCTTGCAAGCGTTTGATTAGCGCGTGATTGGGCATCCTGTCCATGATGCGCGTATGTCCAATTGCCAATGTCCCATCAAAATCAACAACAACGATCATAGTGCCTCGTAATAATCTTCCACATCACCTAGTTTGATGAATGTGTTTTCTTGAATAACTTTCGCGCCAATCATTCCAGATGCCAAGCTGTTTTCATCTCTCATGTTTTCTAATAAGTTAGACATGGATTTCACAAAATAAATTCCGCTACATTTATTTTTTGAAATGCTGTCTTTTTCATTTACAGCAATCAATCGCGAATCTTCAATCAGAATTGAGCCGTATTTAGGCTTATCGCTCTTGAAGAAAAATAGTGTGTCGCCGTCAAAATTCAATTCTGGCAAGCCGAAAGGAATAATGTCACAGTCAACTATCAAACAATCTTGCTCATGCGCTATTTCTGTCAGCGTATCTTTCCTGCTATTTGTTTTATTCTCACCTAACAAATTTGCGTATGGGAAAATTTTGAAGATATGCTCAATGATGCGTTTTTCTCTGTAATAAATAAATTGTTTATCAACAGGGCTGATTTCCTTCATCCTAGTACCAGAGCCGCCAATGGTTACAAAGATTTTCATTTCAAACTTTATCTTTTTGTTTTCGCAGGAAATCCAAGATCATGTATCCGACATAAGCGTTCTGACCGCGCCAATATTTCACCAGTTCTTGCGCTTCAGAATAGTGTTCAGGCTCAAATTCAATTTGTATTGCCTTTCTGACACCATCAGCCATGTCTTGAATCTTGTCATCAACATCCTCATCATCAAGGACAGAATAATCAATTGCGCTTTTAGCCAGTTCTGATTCATCAAAACCGAGCAATTCAATTTCAAAGTCACAATTTTTCAATTCTTCAATTTCAAGGCCAAGAATATCCATGTCCCACCCTGCATTCAGAGCCAATTTGTTGTCAGCAATGACATAAGCCTTTTTCTGAGTTGCTGTCAGATGTGAAATTTCAATAGTCGGAACGCTTTCCAACTTCAACAATCTTGCCGCCATTACCCGACCATGCCCTGCCAAGATGCCATTCTCGCCATCCAACAGGACAGGGTTTGTGAACCCGAACTCACGGATACTTGCGGCTAATTGTGCAATTTGCGATTCAGAGTGTGTGCGGCTGTTGAGTGCATAAGGAATCAACTGTTCAGTTGTCTTATATTTGATTGCCAATTTGTTTGTCATATACACCTTCTGATTAGATAAGGAATCTTAGCATATACCTTATATATTCCCAAACAAGACACCCCCTAATTTTTTTTTCTGTATGCCTGACCCCCACCCCCCCCCTCATCGCTCTTTTTCAAAATAATTTTGCAAATCAGGGACTGCAATGTTGTGAGGCCATAATTGAAGCATCACCAAACGCTGAACAGTCTTGCGATGAGCCTTCTGCCAGAGTATTTGCCTTTCCTCTTTGGACAAGTTGCTACCTTGGTCGATCTCCATGTGGCATCTGTAGCAGAGGCTTGCAATCAGGTTGTCGTCAGCTTTGATTGAACGCCCTTTGCCGCCTCCGAAATTAGTATGTGCGGCAACTACAGTTCCGTCATCAGCACCACAATGCTGACAAGCAATTTCTCTTGCATTGCGGAGCAAAGTGGTGCTACGGATGTATTGATGTTTTGGGAATCTCATGCTATTTCAACAACTTTGTCGTTCCTAGATTTAATGTAGTTTTTGGTTTTCTGAATCATCTTTTCAAAATCGCATCTAGGAATACTTGCCTGTTGGAGATCGGCATATTCAAGCAAATCCCTGATCGCTTTGATTCCGATGCCACTCAATCCCATTTTTTTTGTTCTTTCATAGCGTATTGCAGATTCATGCAATGCTGTCTGTGCTACGGCACAGGTCTCCAAGGCTTCGTGTCCTATGCCATTGCTTGCCATCATCTCAGTCAGATTCAGAACATCCACCAGAGTACGCCAATCCTGAACAGTACCCATGCCTCGAATCATTGCGTCTAATGCTGTGAGTTCTGTCAAACGCAATTTATTCAAATCTTTGCGTTCAATCAATGCTACGCCTGTGATGGCGTGTTCAATTGGATTCACTAAACCCCAATGCTTTCTTTTTGTTTTCTTTCGCATGATTTATTTATTTTTCTTTGAAGCGTTGACCATGCCAAAAATAGTGAAGCCAAAAAGCAAAAAAGCAAATCTCGCAAACTCGCTCCATTCAGATGGGTCAAATTGCCAATTTATAAATGCCGCAAAAAAATAAGATACGCAAAAAGATATTGCAAAAGTCTTCATTTTATTGCCCTCCATTGCGTTTTTGGTTGGCCTGACTTGTTCAGGTAAAAATGAATCAGAAAATCAATTAGTTGCGTGTAAGTTAATTCAATACCCATGTCAGACTTGATCTGTTCGCGGACATCATTCAAGTTCTGCGTTATTGGCAATGTTATTCTTTTAGACATTTTGCTCTCCAGAGGAAATTTCGGCCATATAAAGATCAGCACCTTGTTTGGCAAGATCGTCTAAAACTTCAGCCGTAAAGCATCCGCTAATTTCTGTCTGTCCTAATTTAATTGAAACGATACTTCTATCAAATGTTGAATCCTCATCTCTGTCAAATTCAATTTCAATATAAACAGGCTCTAAACCCTCGCCAATAGTTGTGTAGTAAGTATACTTATACATTTCATTCCCCTTTTGAAAAAACAATTCCGTTGGTTGCACCCCATGCTTCCAACCATTCAATAAATTCGCTTGCATCTTCTTTTGAGAATTTGCGCGATTGCATCCCAAGTTGAACAATACGTTCTCCGTCTAAACTTTGAACGAGTCGCCCGATCTTGCGATTTGTTTCATTTGCCCATTGGTCAATCAATAAGCGTTTGAAATCTTCGGAACTCCATCGGCTTCCGACGTGCTGTGCTTGCTTGGCAACTTCGCCAATCATTGCGTGATATTTTTCTTCTTGGTCGCGGCTTTTTTTCTCAGGCTTGATTTCAAGGGAAAGTTTCCTCCCCGCCTGTAATGCTGTTTTTACTTTTGGCCATAAAGTTTGCATCAAAGATGTTGCTTGCTCTGCGGTTTCAAGGTGATAGATCATTTGGCCACTCCAATCATTCTCAAAGCCGATTCAGCACTATCAATCCTGCAAACTATGCCGCCATCCCAACCAGAAAAGAAATCTATCTGCAAGTCCGTTAATTTCTTCTTAGAATTTGTTTTGATTTCCATCAAGAATGTATGGCCTTTATAGCCAACTAGCAAATCCACAGGCAAACCAATAATCCAAACAAATGCGCCAACATCACGCAAGGCTTTGACTATTTCTGCCTGATTTGCATCCACTCTTGCGGCATATCTCATTTGTCTTTCCTCGCAATCAAAGCTTCAATACATTCTTTGACCGCCTCATTGTGTGTGACAGCATCGCGGGATGTTGGCATCTGATCAGTTGTGACAAAGCATCTAAGCAATTCAATAACGCATTGTTCACGCTCTTTCATTAACAATGCTTCAATGTTGATTTCTTGTTGCATTTTTTTTCCTTTGAATATTCATTCTTTTTCTCAGATCATCAGCCGCTGATTGGCCGCGCCTCTTAGATATGTCTGCCAAAGTCTTGCTCCACCACTCTAACGCTTCGCCCTTGCCTTCTTCCAGTTGCTTCTTCCTGTATCTTGCAATCCACTCCCGAGCTTCTGAATCTTTGAGGAGTTCCTTGTCCATCTAAATCGCCTGTAATTTCTAAAGCTAAGTTAATTATTTTTTCAGGATATGTTGAGCCATCAGCTACTTTATCTAGAATTCTCATTGCATCAAAATAGTTCATTAGAACTCATCCTTTTCTTCATACCATTGAGCAACAGTTTTAGGCTTTAAGTCAGGCAATGATGTAAATGATTTCTTTTGAGGTCTATCACTTTGCCATTGATGATGTGAGCATTTAGGCTTATCACCATCGCAATGAACTGCCCATCTGTATCCACATCCATCAACAGAGCAGTATGTGGAAAACTCAAATTCGTCTTTTCTTTTTGATTCAGGTTTTGCGAAGCTCATAATTTTGCCTTTTGAATAAATCTGTTCTGTTTAAGATTATTGCCTGTTATTTTTGGCTTTTAATATCGCCTCAGTAAAATCAAAGATACTGCCGTCTGATCTCAAAATCGCATCTCGGTCATCTTCTGTCAGCCCTTGCCATTCACGTTTTGATTGAATAAGTTCTTCTTTTGCAAACGTCATTGCTTGCCCCAACTTCTTGACAAGTACCTGCTCAATCAATGGCGTTATGACCTCTTGCAGATATTCACGCAACGCTTCTTCTTGTTTTGGTGTCATCCTTGTCCCCTTGCTCGGATGGCTAAAGCGCAGTCCAATTTAGTTGCCGATTCTATTTGCGCTATTTCTGGCTGGTCTTCCCATTCAAGCGAAAGCAACTCACACACCATTGCACACGCCTCACGCTCTCTCTGCGTTACTAAATTAGCAAATGCCACAAGCCCTTCCGTGTATGTAGGCTTACCTACAAGCCCCGACTGCCTAGCCATCTCAATAATTTCATCTTGTGTCATCCGCGACTCCAAACTAGGTGTAATACCCATGACCAAAAAATAACTAGCATTAAAAAAAATGCGGTGAAAATAATCCTGTTACTCATTTTGCATATTTCCCATCTATTATTTTTGCAAAATTTGATGCGGTAGTTATCCACTCCAAATCAGGCAACCATGTTCTATCTTTGCTTTTAAAGCCGTTGTTCAAAGATGAATCATTGGCAATGTAACCAAAGAAACTATCCCACCACTTCAACCCACTTTCCCGCGTCTTGTAACCATCAGGGGAATAATTTGATGGCTTTGAGGCTTGTATCCATCGGCTTTTCAAAACTGTCTGCCTATTCCCTTCCCAAACTCGCGGCTGTGTCAGGTGCGGCAAATGCTTCTTGTATAACTGAATAATCTCTTTGTGTGGACAGGGTGGAAGACCCTCTTCCGGCAAAGATGCGATAGCATCTATATCTAATGGTTGTTGGTTGTTAGTTATTGGTTGTTGGTTATTGGTTGGTTGAACGCCCGTTGGACTGACGTTGGCTCTTCGTTCAGCAGATGCCTTACCCGCCCTTGATGCCTGTTCAATTTTTGCTTTGTAGTGTTCAATTTCCTGCAATACCCTCTCGCTGATCCAACCATCATTGTGTCGCGTAAAGAACTCTTGCACTACGACCGCAATGCAATCGGTGTGCGACCGCATACGAATCAGTCTTGCGATCTGCTCGTAGTCCAATGGCAATTCTTTTTCATGTAAGTAGCACCAATCAAGCATTCGGCGATAAGCCAAATCCTCCATCTCGTTCAGATGTAGTGTGTGCGTGTGGTAGTCACCAATGTTGAACTGGTAATAGTGCATAGCCGCCCTTTTCAAACAGCCCCCTAAAAGAAACCTCGGCAGGAGAGGGGGAGAACTCTTTTCAGATGGGTAATTAATCCATCCTAGCCGTGTTTCAAATTACAAAAACCACTCAGGTTTCAAAGCACGAAGTTGAAAGACACGCATCTTTGGCACATCCTCTTTCCACATGGAAATCGCGGGTTGAGAAATGCCCAATAGAAGCGCAAGCTCTTTGATACTTCCTGCAAGTTTAATAGCATCATTTTTTTTCATGTCGCCATTATAAGCAAGTTTAGCTAACGCAAATAAGTGGAAACCCTGAGGGGACAGCTGTCAAATGTGCCAAAAAAACAACGAAAGGTACAAAAATAAGGGAATTTATAAATATTTTTAGAATAAATACGTTTTTTATTATTTCTGATGCAAAATTCATCCATGCCGCAAACATCTTGTGGTCTTTTAAAAGGAAATCAAAATGTCAACTCAAGTTCAACTTACACCTAACAAAACTTACGCTACCGTTGCAAATGCAATTAAGGCTGTTGAGAAAGTTTTTCCCTCTGACAAATTCGATTTGAATCAACTGCGTTACATGGTTTTGACTCATACCGATGGCCGCTTCTTTCCTTGCTTCATTGGCACTAGCGCAATGCAATACGGAGTGCATTTCCACTTCAACATCGTTGCCTGATTACATATCTTGAGGCTCATGCGGTGAGCCTTGAGATGTGCAATCTGTCACATCACAACAATCCCCTCGGGGTCTTTTAAAGGAAATTAAAAATGCAAACTGGAAAATCATTTTGGAGTGTTTCAATAAATCAAGACAAGGTCTGGGATGAACTTGTTTTGACAAAGAAGGATTCAACTCGCAGAGACTTGATGTTGATGGTCAAGTACATCAGAGTTAGCCTGAAAGCTCAACTCAATGAAAAGTTAGATTACTCAACTGAAGCCCAAGCTAAAGAGGCTTGTGCGAAGTTGGATGATTCAACTCGTAAATTTGTTGGCATCTATGAAACTACCCCTGTGAATCTGGGTCTTGGTTGGTGTTAACAATGGCAGGGGGCGCAAGCCCCTGCTCGCAACTCTGAAATTTAATTAAAGGAAATTTATCATGGCACATTTAATCGAAACAAACGCAACTACAGGTATGGCAGAGATCGCCTATGTGGGTCAGAAGCCTTGGCATGGTCTTGGCCAAGAATTGAACCCTGATGCTGACATTGAAACATGGGCAAAGATGGCGGGGCTTGATTGGCAAGCTCAAGTGTCGCCTGTTCGTTTTGAACCCCTCGGTTCAGATGGCGATATGTTGCGCGTACAGGGTCAGAATGTCGTTTACAGAAGCGATACCTTTGCCCCGCTCGGTTTGGTCACCAACCGATACAAGCTCCATCAGCCCAAAGATGTTCTGGACTTCTTCAATGTGCTGATGCAAAGCGCAGGGTTCAAGCTAGAGGTCGCAGGAGCGATTAAAGGCGGTAAGCGCATTTGGGCATTGGCAAACACAAACAAAGAGGCCTGTGTCCTTGGCGATGATGCCGTTCGCGGTTATTTGCTGTTGTCCACTAGCTTTGATGGCTCTACCGCAACTGTTGGCCAATTCACTAGCGTCCGTGTGGTCTGCAACAACACTCTTTCAGCCGCTGACAATGAGGTTGCCCCTAGTCGGTTCAATATTACGCATGGTCGCGAGTTTGATGCGAGCCTGATGCGTGACAAGCTCGGCCTAGTGGTTAGCGGCTTTGACGGCATGATGGACAAGTACCGCCATCTTGCGCGTCAGCAAGTCGGTGTCACTTTTGTCAAAGACTTCCTGACAAATTTATTCCCTGCCAACTTTGACCCAAAGACTGCCGAGTTCAAGCCATCTCGCGGATACAACAAGGTGCTTGAGTTGTTTGAGGGAAAGGGCATGGGCGCAGATTTGCAGGGCGCAGGGGGTACGCGATGGGGCTTGCTCAATGCTGTCACCCAATACATTGACCACGACAAAGGCCACAATGTTGACAGCCGCATGAACAACGCATGGTTTGGCAATGGCAACCGCATGAAAAGCGAGGCCGAATCCCTGCTATTGGCATAACCAAGGGTTTTCCCTCATCAAAATAAATTGATGGGGGGTTTCCAAACTCTAAATAATCTGGCTTATAATTCGTCTATGCCCTGCAATTTCAGTCGGGGTCTTTTAAAAGGAATCAAGATGTTCAAACAATTCAAAATCACCGAAGTTTATCTTCAAGCGGAATATTTCCATCACCGCCTGAACTGCACTATTCCTGCGGCTTGGATGGCTGTTTTCAACAATGGCCATGAAGTTGCAATCTGCCGCGAATGGGAAGCATCAACTGCGGAAGATGCTCAAGCCTATTACGAAATGCACCATGAGGGGGCTACAGCATGAAAAGCACAGCATGGAAAAAAGACTACCTGATCGTATTGTTCAGCGATTATGACAATACTTGGCACGATGTAACTGTGCCTTGTACGTTCATGCAAGCAATACGATTTGCGAGAGCGAAAGGTTGGAGGATTGACAGCAAGAATGTGCGTCTTGTTTCTTTGACAGAATTTGCAACCATTTCAAAAAGTGAGGTAACAGCATGAAAGCAGAATACACACGGCATGGCGGTGCATACGACAGAGGGTCAGCTGACAAATATTACGCACGCGATTTCAATCCGCATTACTTTGTTGGAGATTCTTTGCAATCCAAATATGTTACTGAATTGACTTCAGAAGAGCGAGCCGCCTATACACAGGGTTACAAAGAGGAAACAGATTCAAAAGAGTGGGGAGATTTATTATGATAAACAAAATCATTACTTTTTTAATTGAAGCCACTTTAGCCATCGTCATCTTTGGCGGCATTGGTGTCCTACTTGCTTGGAGGGGCTGAAGATGAACTTGCTATACAAGATACAGGATTTGTGGCGTTTGCCATCACCTAATGAAATGGCGGCAAAGGAGCTTGAAGAAGCAAAGAGGCGTTTCCTTGATGCTCAATCAGCAATGGAATACGCTCGTCGTATGTCTGATTACCACTCCGACAGAGTTAAGCGATTAACAATGTACTTGGAGAATTCTGAATGAGCAAACTTAACGCTGATTATATTATCGCTTCCATAGCGCAGGATTCATCTCGCCTCTTTGAGGGGGGCGAGCCAAGAGATAGGCTTTCCTATCAGGTCGGAATGTTGCAGGGCAAGATACGCGAGCTTTGCTACATCGTCAATCTCCACGAAGAATTGATCTCTGAAATTAAACAACAACTGGATGCAATCAAATGAAACAAATCGCAACAGCTTTAGTCAAAGCACAAAAGGCTTATTCGCCAATCATCAAAAATTCAACAAACGAATTTTTTTCAAAGGGCAATAAAATATCACGCTACGCAGATTTGGCATCATGCGTAGATGCTGTTCTTGATGCGCTGAATAACAATGGGATCTCGCTGATCCAACTGAATCACGAACATCCTGATGGCGTAATTGTGGAAACAATGTTTCTGCATGAATCAGGCGAGTCTCTCAACTGCGGTCGCCTGTATTTCCCTGCCGCCAAAACAGACCCACAGGGCTACATGAGCGCGCTTACATATGCTCGCAGGGGTTCGCTCATGGCGGCTTGCGGAATCGCACCAGAAGACGATGACGGAAATGCCGCCTCAAGGAGCAAGAAGCCAACGATTGATGAATCTGTCATGGCTGACCACTTTGCCGCCATTGATGCCGCCTCAGATGCAGATGCGCTGAAAGCATCTTTCACATTGGCTTATCAGTTTGCCAATGGCGACACAGAGTTGCAGAAAAGAATCATTGCAAAAAAAGATGCTCGTAAAAAAGCTCTTTCAGAAAGCCAAGGATAAATTATGGAACAAGGCACAGAAGAATGGTTTGCCGCGCGTCTTGGGCGGGTGACTGCCAGTAAGGTTCAAGACATTGTGGCTCGTACCAAAACAGGATATGCCGCGAGTCGCGACAACTACTTGGCACAGCTTGTATGCGAACGCTTAACAGGCAAGGCGGCAGAGTCATTTAGCACTCCTGCAATGGCTCACGGCACAGAGACCGAGCCACTTGCTAGGGCGGCTTATGAGATGAAGAACAGCGTCTTAGTTGATGAGGTTGGATTTGTTCAGCACCCGACTTTGATGGCAGGGGCTTCGCCTGATGGTTTGGTTGGCCAAGATGGTTTGATTGAAATCAAATGCCCACAGACCAATACGCATATTGAAACCCTGCTGAATGGCAAGATTCCAAATAAGCACAAAGCTCAGATGACTTGGCAAATGATTTGTACTGGTCGCAAGTGGTGCGATTTCATTAGCTTTGACCCAAGGCTACCTCAAGAGTTGCAAATGTTCGTACAGCGTTATCCATACGATGCCGAATATGCAAATAAGTTAGAAACAGAAGTTCTGCTATTTTTGGCAGAAGTTGATGTAACGCTAACTACCCTTAACCAACTGAAAGAAAATAATGGCAAAGACAATTTATGAGATATCTGTAATAACAGGTACTTATGTTAACAAGGATGGTGCAAATAAAAATCGGTATCTGAGGATTGGTTCAGTTATTGAAACCAAGAAAGGACCGATGCTGAAACTTGATTGCACTCCTCTAACAGATGCGGGGGGGTGGAATGGATGGGCATATTTGAATACCCCTAAAGGTGAGGATGGATTGCCACAGCTTGAAGATGACGATGTACCGTTCTAAAATTTAACCAGAGGGGAAAACGCGACAGCAATGTCGGACGAACGCTAGTACCCTCACCTCTTTGGAGAAGATCATGCACTACAGAAAAATGTTTGACAAATTATTCCCTGCCTTCCCTAGAGTCAGAGCTAGTGATCCAGTAACTTCTTTTGAAGCGGCTGATTCAATTAGAGAGTATGCACCGCAACATTACCAACGTATTGTTGATTGCTTGCTTGCATTTGGACCTCTAGGAAAAGATGGGATAGCGCAATGCACCAATCTTGATGGTAATCAAGTGGCAAGGCGGCTTAATGAAATGCACGATCTTGGCATGATTGAGTTGACAGGTAATAAAGTCAAATCAAATGCCAATCGTAGCGAGAGAGAATGGAAAGCTGTTAAGCAGTAAGAACTTCAATGGCGTGTGCGATATGCTTCTTGCGATCTTCTAATCCGATCGTGCCGCCATTGATTCTTTTTGTCAGCATCAACCAATCTTCTTTATCAGCGTACTGATTCAAATTGTGCGTTTGCCAAAACCATCCTGCGGTTAGGCTTGCATATTTCGGTGTCCGAACCAAATCAGGATTGCGAACGAAGTCCTCGCCTAATGCTTTTCCCGCATGGAAAAAATTTGCCGCGCCCGTCAATTGTAAAAATCCAGAGCCTCGGTACAAGAATCCATCTCCCGATGCCTCATCCCTGTTGCCCATACGCGAGCCGTAAATGCGATTGGCAATCTTAACTGGCTGACGCTCATACTGTGCCGCTGATTCAGGCGTGAAGCCCCATCCTCTCTTTGCTGTCAATGGAAACAACTTGAGCAAGGTTGGCGCACGATAGTTCAGGTTTTCTTCAAGCACTCTAAAATTATTGCACTCATGGCCACATTGTCCAAGCCATGCGGCTTGTTGAACAGCCGACATGATTCCGAAGCGTTCAAATGTTTCGTTGAATGGTTCTGCCAAAGATTGTTCAATCTTGAGTTGGCGTAATTGTTCAGGACTTACCATTTAAAAGATTCCTCACTTCGTTGTAAGCATCTATGCAAGAGTTCAGTTGCAAAGTATTTCTGTCACCCTGCGCCACTATTTCTGCGATGGCGACAAGGGTTTCTCGCTCGGTATCAGGAGCCGTGTCAGTCTGTCTGTCAGGTTCGCTTCTTGTTTCTTTGCTATCTGTGGCGGCAATGGCGGGACTTGAGGCGGCTTGCTGACAACTTGAGGTTGGGAGGCGCACCCTGCCAGAACGAATAGCGCGATCAAGGGCAGACTGTTTTTGAGTGATGGCATTTGTTGCCTCCTGTAACTTTGTTGCATTGGTATTGAGTTGTTCACCGAGCTTCTGCTCAGTTGCCCTAGATTCCTCATTCTTTTTTGCAATGGCAATCTTCATGTCATTATCGCGCTCAAGCCATCCGTAATGATGGCCAACTTGATAAGTTCCGAAGAGAGAAATAATTACACCAACAATTATCCAAGGCAAGGGAATTGGAAACATTAGTCAGCCTCAGTTCTTGCAAGAGCAATTTGTTCCCGATCAGCATCCGATTCAAGATGCTCAGGCGGGGTTGTTGGAGGGGGTGGAGGTGTCCAGTTTTCATCCAGTTGCGGATTAGTGAATACTGGCATCGCCCCGAACGGCTGACTAGGCAAACCCCCATAAGCCGATGGCGGGTTATAGCCTGAATTGTTTGACATACCAAAACCGACGCCCTGTCCTTGATAGGGCTGACACATAGGTTGGGATGGTTGCGTAGGATTGAACGCCCTAGATACCGCCCCTGCCGCCCGTTTGGTCATAACTCCACCGATGCCGCCAACGATCAGCAGAACAATGTCGTTTAACATCTTTGTATAGGCTTGGTCAATTGGAGCCATGCTCTTGATTGGCTGAGTCACAAAGGTCACAGAGTACAAAAGCGCAATGACAATGAAGCAAAGGATGCAAGTCACGACTACGACAACAAATCCCCAAACGCGAACTTCAAATTCTTCAGTTGTTAGGTTTGGCTTCTGGCTGTTGGACATCGGTTACTTTCTTTTCCAAGATTGGTGCGACTAAGTATTCAGGACATTGCTGAGTAAACAAGCACTTTGGCTTCTGACATTCAGGCAAGATAAAGTTATCAGGGTTCTGACATGGATAGCGATAAACATCTTTGCATCCAGTAAGCAATAGCAGAAGCAGAATATATCTCATGCCATTACATCCACTTGATTGACCTTGACCCAATGTGATTTTATTTCTTGAACCTTCTGCTGTTGGTCAGCTTGTCGATTCAGTCTCGCTAGATATTCCATGTTCTGCTGATGGATAACTCTCTGTGCTTCCCAAAGCATCTTAGCGTTTTGTTGATAGAGTGAAATTTTCATTTGCCAAGACCAACCTTTCCAAGCAACAGATTAACAATCCTATCAGACAAATCATCAGGCAAGAATTTAAGAAAGCCTAAAAAATATAATGCTACGCATCCGTAGACAAATATCTTGAGGCACATATCAAATGTCTTTTGATATTCATTCATTGCTCAGATATGGATAAACAACAATCCAGAAGAAATAGTTAAGAGGTACAGCAGACCAAAGAACTATATCAAGCCAAGTCATCTGCCGCACCTTCTTGTTTGCTGACAAAAGTCCATCAACTCATTGATGCCGATAGCTACCAATAACAGAACAAATGCAACGCCTCCAATGATAATTGCCAACTCATTCATCTCGGCTTCTTTTTCTTTTGCTTTCTTCTCTGCTCGCTCTAATGAACGAAGCTCCCTTGCATCATCAACATCCATCTGTTCTTGACGAGCTTTAATTTTATTCCACACATCAATCTTGCCTGTGGTCATAAAGAGCATTTTTAATTCTTCTTCAAATGCGCGAGCTTGTTCAAGAGCCATCTCAATCTGGAGAGCAGTCCCCATATTTGAGCCTTTGCCCTTCTTCGCTTCAATCAATGCCTTAGTAGCTGTGCTCTTAGCATCGAACATCTTGCCTATCATTGGCGCGAGTGAGCCTAGATCATTGGCTACCTTCGATGCCTTCTTGACCATCGAGATAGCCGACTGTATTCCCGCAAGGGCTGTCATCGGATCAATCATTTTCTCTCAACCTTTTGCCATTCAAGGCACACTACTTTTCGGTTATAGACATCTCCTGTCCATGCCCATCGAACACACCGATATTCTACTGAAGCAAAAAAAAAGATCATGACAAAAGTCATGACCAGTACCAAATAAAAATTAAGACGCACCAAAGAATCGTGATGACTAAAAGGACTGCCGCAGTGAACGCGACAGCCCAATCTTTCATGTCTTCAAGTGACTAACAAGCCAACTTACAAAACCGCCAACTCCTGATGCGATGGTCATCCCCATCCAGAAGCCGCCCTTTGATTTGTTGGCAAGCTCAAGAAGCTCTGCAATCTGAGCTTCCATCTTGTCCATCTTCTTATCCATGTTCTGTACGCGCTCCCAAAGAACGCCATATTTCACAGGATCAATCTCTACTTCTTGCATGGTGCTTACCAATCATTATTCAGGCGAGCCAATCCAATCAGGATTGAGTAACCATTTCGGACTTGAGCTTGAATCATAAAAATATTTATGTGGAATCCAATCTTGTGGAGGAGTCACATTTTCATGTACAACTGAATTGCTATCTTTGCATTCCTGTATATAAAGATTATTATTGTTACCAAAATCCACAATCGTCATATCGTTATAGAGCTTCACAATAACATCATCTTCAAATAAAAAGATTGAATCTTTACCATCTTTATAAGCTAATGTTTTCATATTTAACCTTTAACTAAAATGCTAGTTGATGACAATGCTTGTCCTGCAATGTTATTTGTAACTCCAAATCCTAGAGAACCAGTCATTTGAATGTAATAACGAGAACCACTTTGCAAAGAAGTAACTGCCGTATTAGTTCCACCAACTACAGTAATGTTGGCAGTTTGACCATTTGTATAAGAACCCTCTGAGAACCCAATAAAATTATTGTTGAGATCACTTGTATATCTAAACCATTGTTGCATAGGCAAATTTGTGCCACCTGTAGCATATGAAGAAAACTGCATTCCAGAATCAGAGTTGTAAGCAGAATGTGTATATGAGCTTAGATACCCACCACTCAACAAATTTGTTATGGTAGTTCCAGAAACAGTTCCATAATAGAACCCATCACCATTAGCTATACATATGAAACCACCTGTTACAGCAGGATAGCTAATAACAAAATTGGTCTGAGATAGTGCAACGCTTCCTGCTCCAGCTGTATATTGAGAATCTCCAAAAGTTTGAGCAGAACCATTCCATTGCATTGCAGTTACATACATTCCACCTGAGCCAATTACTGAAACAATAAGCCATGTATTTGCACTATGAATATATTCAACACTTCTTCTGCCAGTAGACGATGTTCCAAATGCATCATGCACAGTTGCTGTATTTTGCAAAGTACAAGTAGTTCCTGAAACTGTTATGTAAGCTGATTTTGTTCTGCTTGAAAACGAACCAACGCAAACAATAGAATTTCCATCAGGCGAGATAGCAATACCGCATCTTTGCACAGTTCTGTCCATCATTGATGAACCAATTTGCAATGCAGTTCCCCATGTAGATGTTCCACCAGATACTGTTCCAACTCGCACCCACCAATTAGCACTACTATCAATATAAGTAATAGCAAGTTTTCCAGTTTTAGTTCCTGCTAACTCATATGAAGTAAAGTTATTTGACCCTGCTGTTTCTAGAGCATCAAAAGTTGCATCAACATCTGCATGAGTGAATTTGAAAAGATTCAAATTACCAGTATCATTTTTTCTAGCAATCAAATAATAATAGTTTGTGCTTGTATCATATATAACATTTGAAATTCCTAATGGTTCACTCCTAGTGATGACAGATGAATTTATGGTTTGTCTAGTGCTCAGTGAAAATGAACTTGATGTCTTAGTAGCAGTCCATGTAGCAGAGTTATAAAGAAGATAGCCGTTACTTGAGTCAAGCCAAACAACAGCTTGTCTTTGATCTATTGGGTTATAAACACATCTTAAAACATTACCACCTTGATGTGGATAATAAGGAGATACGCTTACTTCAGTACCAAAATTTGTACCAGTTGGACCGTTATATCCCGTAAAAGCGGTGTTAGTAATTACTTTTGCTTGACCGCTAGAATTCAAAATAACAGGAGCACCTGAAGGAATAGTTCCTGATGCAGTTCTAGTAATAGTTCCTGCTGATGCCACGCTAGTCCAAGTTGGAACACCAGAACCTTGACTTGTTAGTAGCTGACCCGCTGTTCCAACTCCTGTATAAGCAAGCGCAGTTCCAGTTCCATAAGGGACTGTTCCTGCTGTTGGTGTAGCAGTTGAGTTAGTACCACCATTAGCGATTGGCAATGTTCCTGTGACACCAGTAGTCAATGGCAATCCAGTTGCATTACTCAAAAGACCACTTGCAGGAGTTCCCAATATAGGGGCAGTTAATGTTGGCGCAGTTAATGTTTTGTTTGTAAGAGTCTGAGTGCCAGTTTGAGTTACATCACCAGTACCTGCAACTTGCGCCCAATTAGTTGAGTCAAGACTTGGGTCAGTAGTTCCACCACCAGTAGTCTTTCTGCGGAAAGTTAAGTAATTGATTGGCGACCAGACTACTGCCCCTGCTGTATATGTTGTTCCACTTACCCATTGCGTAGCATTAGCAGAAGCAACAGCAGATGTAGCCGCCGCAGATGCAGTAGCCGCACTAGCCGCAGAACTAACAGCATCAGCATCCATTTCAACAGCAAGAGCATTTGCTTGAGATTGGAAGGTTGGTAAAGCACCCAAGAAGGCATCACCGCGAGCCGCAAAATTTGCGGGGTCTTCCCTACTCGGAGGCGTTGGCAGAGGAGAAATAGGCATTTCAAATTTCCTTTATTAAATCAAACCTTCAACTTCAACTCGACAGAAGCTATGCGTTGGATATGCAATGTCAATACTGAAGTCTCTATAGAAGCCATAAACAATCAATGATGCGTAATCAGTATCTTCTGAACCAATGAACACACTTGGTACTGCGCGAATAGATGAGAGAATTTTTTGCACTCCACTTATGCTTCCATTCTCAATCAAGAACTGACCACTCATTCGCTTACTATAAGCTCGCTCAACAAATGTTGTCAATCCAGTATCGGGGTCTGTATCTTTACGGCTGTAATCAATGATGCCAATTGTTGCACCATGCTCTAAAGCCTTTTCACCCAAAGCGTAAACAGTACCAACAAGAAATTCACCAATCGCTACTGCACTACCAGATGAAAGAGTCATTGTAATTTGACCGCCTGAATATGGAGGCAAGTCAGTAAGCACAACTTCAGACAATTGCTCGAATGGTTCAAAGAAGTACATATACCAATCATTGATGATTGAGCCTTCTAAGTTAATTGTTCTTGAATAAACTGGAGGACTTGCACCACCATCTCTCATCACAATAGAAACCGACTTTCCAGTAAGACCAAGCAGAGCGACACTATTTACAATTCCCGCGCCTATCGTAACAATCAATGGCGATGTTGCTTTGGTTGTCTCTGTACTGATCTGTCCATCAAACATAGCGTGTTTGTTATCAGGACCAATGTTCTCCCAAAAAGTTGGACTTGTATCAGGGTCATTGCCAGTATTCGCATTCACTAAGCTGTTGAAATAGTGGATACCATGATCTACTTTTGCGTTCTTTGCATAAGTTGTTCCTGCACTCCAAAGAGCATATGCCTCTGTCGCATTACTGGACAGTATCATTTCAGGAGTTACTGTAACTGGCTTTATGACTTTCATACTGCTACTGTGTCCAAAGGTTGATCAACATCTGTTCTGACAGTAAGACCACGGACATCCCAGTTATCTTGCAATCTTGCAATCTTTGCTGAACTGACTGCTGTTGATCTTGCCTCATATCTTAGCAAAGTTACCTCATCGCGCAAAGCCCTGATCTCACCCGCAACATCTCCGCCAATCATGCTTGCTGTTTGGCTTGCAGAATAAACACGACCGCTAGTGTTCAAATCAATAAGCTCAGGACCACGCTCACCGACAAGAGCCATGCCGCCATTGTATTGACCACCAGTAGCCAACTTCTGTGTGACAGCGATAGAACTTGATTGTGCGGCAATCTGATTAGCCGCCGCAATAGCCGCCATCGCGCTTGCGTTTGCAGATGCTATTGCATCTGTTGCCAAAGTCATAGCTGAACTTGTGGCAAGAGATATGTTTTCTAGTCCGCTTTCCATCGTTGTATCAAGCGCGTTGATAGAATCAATCATTGTTTTAACGCCTGTATCAATCTTCAACAATGAATCAGCAGATTCTGTCGCTACTTCTAATGCTGAACTTGCATTTGTCTTATCTTGTTCAATCATTGATATCAAAGAATCAGAAGTGATGTTAGCAATTTCTAAAGATGTTTTTGCGTTTGTTGCGTCTTGATCTTTAATCAAAGTTAACAATGCTACTTGAGGTGCGGCTTCTGCAAGCTCAAGTAAGGTGACACCTTGGGATTCTAAATAAGTTTGAACATCTGCAAATTGCTGTTGAACAGTAAGCAATGCGGCAAACTGTTCAGCACCTTGCTCTGTACTGATATCAATACTTTCGAGCAATGCCCTGAAGTCCTCGCGTGTCATCAATGCCGCAATCTGCGCTTGACTGAATCCCGCTTCCTCAAGTGATTGCGTGAGGCTTGATGCAAGAACACCCGCTTGCTCTTGCTCTGTGTAATAGTTAGCCATAAAGCCTTGAGCTTTCAAGACCAACTGATCAATGCCGCCAACCAACTCTGCAACTGCTAAGACAGCGGAATCTCCTGCCGCCGCTAGTCCTGCCAATGGACCACCCATCAATGTCAAAGCATTTCCTGCTTCTGTCAATTGAACTTTGATGAGAGCCACTTGCTCTAAGGTTGCTAACACTTGTTCTAAGGTCGCGCCCTCTTGCAGATTGTTTGTGATAGCTAAAGCCCACTCAGGCAAGCCGAGTGTAGATATCATGCCCTTCACATCTGTGGCTATCTTTGCTGTGAATTCTGCGAGTCCCGCCTCTCCATCAGAGAACTCAAATCCTGGCCATCTGTCGACACCGCTTGCCCAATCAACTAGAGTCTTACCACTTGCAAGAATCTTCAATGCACCCCAAGCACCATCTGCGCTTGAGTCATCTGCGAAGCCAAGACCAACAACTACTTCTTCTGCTTTTCCAAATGCGCGTTGCAATCCGTTCAATGTGCTAGAGATGCTTCCCGCCATTGTCACAATGCTTGATTGCATTTGCTTATTTGTTTCAACAACGAAGTTCAGTTCTGAGCCTGTAGTTGCTTTTGCACCAGTTGCAGATGCGGTAGCTGTTCCACCCGCGTGCATAGTGCCTGAGTCATCAAGTGATTTGACAAGAGAGACAAGAGCCGCCGCCGCTAGGACATAAGGCATGACTGCACCCGCACCCATAGCCATACCGCCCATCATGCTTCCATTGCCCATCATGGCTGATGAAGCACCCATCATGTCCATGAACCCTGCACCGCCCATTGTCGCGCTTGCACCAGTTCCGAACAAAGAACCCATCTGGCTTGCACCGCCAAGAATAGAGCCAAACATTCCACCGCCACCACTCGCAACTCCTGCGGCTGTCGGCATCATTGTTGCAAACATATTGCCGATTGGCGACATGATCGGGCGAATGATAAATTCTGCGACTGTTGTCTTGAACTTGTTTTTAATAAAGTCCAAGATGTTATCTACGAATCCTTTTCCTGATTCAAAGCCACGCATCAAGGCATCAGTCAATCCTTCTGTGATTGAGCTTGCCGCTTTGTCCCATGCGTCTTGTGCATCCTTCGCGGCTTTAATTCCAAGACCCTTGTCTTTAGCATCTGCCAATGCGCGTAATGCTGATGCTTGATCGCGATAAGTTTTAGCAACATCTGGATTGATTTCTTCCATGATCGTTGCAAGACGATCTGCTGATATTGCTTGATCTCGTAATTTTGCAATCGCTAGTTGAGCAAGCGCATCAGCACCCAATAACATTTCAGCATTAGAATCTTTTTGCTTTTCTAATTCATCCTCAATTGCTTTATTCTTTTTTATCAATGCGTCATAAACTGCAAGATTAGATTTTGCTGATTCATCAAGAATCTCTTTTTCTAATTTACCTAGAGCAATTGCATCTTCGGTAGCCCTCAAGACTTTGAGCTTTGCAAATAAATTCTCTTGCTGTGCCTTAGTCAGCTTCAAAGTTCCTGCTTCAATCTCTGCTGTGTATTTGATTTCTAGCTTTTGTGATTCAGTTAACTTTTCTGAAGCATCAACTTCTGCTTTGTTTGTTGCAATCTTTTCATCAACAGAAAGCATAAGTTTCTTATATGCTTCTGCTAGCTTGTTTAATTCTTCAGCTTGTTTCTTTGAAGCGTCACTCACATAAGGAGCTTCTGTCTTTGCCGCCTTTGCTATAGCAGTCATAGTTGAAACTGCTGTGCTTCCGTTTGCGTTCCATGCTTTGTCAACTTCTTCTAATGCAGAAGTCCAATTTGTTTTCAGGCGATCAGCATACTCTGACCCTAGCTTCATCGCACCTTTGAAATCACCTTGCATTACCGCATAGATTTGTTTTCCTGCTGTGTATAGCCCATCAACCATTGTCTGGACAGCTTCATAAACAAGAACAACTGCGATGTATAAACCTTTGAGTCCAATAGACAAGCCTTCGGCAATGCGCTTCAAGCGATCACCCTCTGTCATGCTTGAAAAGAATTGATCTGCAAGACCTTCAAGAGTTGGCAACAACTCAGCCATCACTTGCATTGAAATACCCTTGAAGCCTTGACCCATCAAATCTAATGTGTCATTAAACTTCTCTGCTCTTGCGGCTGTCTCATCTGTGATTGTTAAACCTAGCTTACGAGCCATCTCATCAAACTGATCTAAGCTGTCTGCTCCTGCATTAAGCAATGGAATTAAATCAGCACCCGCTTTGCCAAACAACTGAACAGCCAATGCTGTCTTACTTGCACCATCTTCATATGATTTAAATTTATCAGCGACTTCGCCTAAGACTTGCCGCGTTGACTTGAGTGTGCCATCAGTATTGCGAGTGCTAATTCCCATCGCAACAAAAGCATCATTTCCGTTTGCAATAGCTACAGACAATTTACTCATGCTTGTTTGTAGCGCACCGCTATCGATACCCGCCTGTCTAAAGGCAAGCTGAAGCCCTGCTACATCTTTGACAGCGACACCAATCTTCTGTGCCATCTTATTGGTTTCATCAGCGGCATCAATCGCGCTTTTAATCCATCCAGTAAAAGCCGCAACAGATAAGCCAACTCCAATCGCACCCAATGCAGAAGCCGCCATGCTTGCCGACTTTTGAATTGAGGACATTGCAGAGGAAACAGAGTTCTTGGCTTTATCTAAATCTTGTTGGAGGCGAACAATGTTAGCCGCCATCTCGATTGTTAGTTGCCCGACTGTTGTTGCCATGACTTACCTTTTTGCCTGAATGAACGCCTTGAAAGCGTTGCCGACTTTATTGCTCACGATAGTTCTATCGAACTCGCTTACTGGATCACCAAATGGTGGAACACACTCTGGCTTTTCGCTGTCTTTAGATTGCATCAAATATGCCTGTGACATTTGTTTGATCGCTCTATATTCCCAAGCTGTAAGCTCAACGCCTGTGCATTGTTGCCACGATATTATTTCTCTTGCAGACAATGGTACTGGACCCATCGCGCCCATCTCTACCATGCCCAAATCCTGCCAATAGGTTATCACATATTCAGCATCACCAACATCAGGCATCAATGGCTTACCGCCATTTTTTTGAATCTTCTCAGCGCGTGTTAACTCAGCTTGCTTATCGCCTGATGCAACCGATTTCTCTTGCTTGACAACTGGGATTGATCTGAACCAAGCCAGTTGTCTTGCATACAGAGTTAGGTCTTCGATGATGCCTGAGTAAAATTTGCCCAATCACCGACAGCTTTATTTACTTGTTCAGTAATGAAGCCGATGGCTGAATCAAGATAAGCCGCTTTAAACATTTCAACGCCTGTGAAATCTTTATAGCCAAAGCCATTGAAGCTAACTGTGCAAGCAGATAGAAACTCAGCATCAAGCTCGCGCTGTTCGCCTTCTTTCATCTTCTTGCCACCTTTCTTGACGTACTCAAGAATAGCACGATTGCGAATGCTTTGTGCTTTTTGAAATGCCTTACTTCCAGGACCGTAAACAGTAATGGAAAGTTGATTGCCATTCACATCTAATAGTGCATCGCCTTCAACTGTTTCTAATTCAACGATGGCTGTGTCTTTGACTGCCAATTCTGAGATATCAAACATTTTAGTAATCCTTTCGCGGGGAGAGTTATTGCCCTTGCTCAAGTCAGCCGCACCCCGCGAAGGATGCGAACTGACCCGAGTAGGTGCGCGTGTTGCCATTTACGGCAATTCTTTAAGCGGCAAGAGATTCAACAATGCCAACTCCTGCGGCATTGGTTGTGATTTCCAATGTTGCAGTTGCAGTAGTGATTGAATCAACAGAGCCAACGCCTACTTTCCAAGACATGATTTGCGCCCTGAAAAAGTATTTGTCACCATTCTGTGTAGTCACCATAAACGAATAGTCGTTATCAGAAAGGCTTGCGGCTTT